TGATTTGTCGCCATTCATAGTCATTGACAATGTTTTGCCAATTCTGCGGGTGCGGTCATGCTCTAAATTTAAAAACACCTCAGTTGGTTGAATGCTGCCTTTTGCAAAAATTACTTTGCCAGTGCTTGCTGATGCTGGTTCATTAAATGCAACAATTCGCCCAGTAATTGTTCGGGATTCTGAATCAGCTGCGGTGATCTGCATTGGTGTTGTTAGTTTCATAGTGCCATATCCTCCTTTATCATTATTTCATCAGCGCTCATCACGCCAATGCGATTGTAAATCTCATAAACTTGCGCACGCTCTAATGATGAACCGCGCAAATACATGTCTAAGTCGTAGCGTGCCAATTGTGATGATGGGCAAAAATCTGGCATTGATAAACGCTGCTCAATCGCATTCATGATTGGAATCAAACTGAAATCCAGCAAACTTTGTCGTGCCAATGTGGCGTTGCTATAAGTTGAACTTGAACCAGTTGGTGCATCAATAAAATATGCAGGGATTCCGCAAGCGCGTGATTTCTGTGGCAATGTGTTCCCTGGCAGCATTCAATCCTAATTCCTCAGGTGTAAATCCAACTTTTTCCAAATTAATGTCAGCATTTAAATAGGCGGTGGTTCGGTTGCGCCTGGCAACACCCCATTGCTCCAATAATTTTGCAATGCGATCTGCGGGCAATGCTGATCCATTTGATTTTAAAACCATTGATGGAATTGGCTCGCGGGCATAATTTAATGCAGCAGCTTCCAATTGTGCGCCCGTGCGGATTGTGCGCCCTGCTCTATTTAAAACACCTACATCACCTGGCGCATAAAATACTACTAAACTGCCAATTCCAGAATCAGGAATTTTAATTCCATCAATTGTGTATCCAGTGATCGTGTTTGCATCAGCATTTGTTTCAATGCCTACGCGCTCAGGTGCAATTCTTTGAACTGATCGCACTCTAAATGTGTCCTGATATAACTCAGCAATTTGCCAGTATGCAAATCCATAAAGCAATAAATCTGATGCAGTCCACCCGTATGTTGCTTGTCCAGGCAATCGCCTGTCAGGTGTATTAAATATCAATGGCGCATCCAATCGCATTCCAGTTGAGCGATCACGCAAAATAATTGGGATACTTGCAATACTTGATGCGATTATGGATTTTGCGCGATTTGCCGCTGGTATGCTAATAAATTCAGAATAGGTTGCAGTGATGGGTGTGTTAATAAATGTGTAAAGTGAATTGATGTTCATCAATGGCGCAAGGTCAGTTGCTGCCACATCAGGTGCGTTTGCAGCTGTTTTTGTCTGCACTCTAAATCTGTCCAATATCGCCATGCTCGCATTTTCTCAGTTGCGTAGCACTAGCCAATAAGAATGTCCACATCTGTGCTTGGGCGTGTCGCATAATGTGTGACAAGGGCTGATGCCACTGCCGCGCAAATTGCTGACTGTGATGCCCTGCGACCAAAAACCCAGCCGCCATCACCACGGGGCAATTTAACTGCGGATAACATTTGCAGTGTTAATTGTTCCTGATTCCTATGGCGCAACCTGCCTGAATTTATTGCTGAAACTAATTCATCACATGCTTGCGGATAAAACCCATCCGCTTCCAAAACGGGGATTCCAGCGGGGCGCATCCGATCTGCCACCGCTGCACTGGTTCGCCTGCTAAACAATAAATTTTCAATTGGGTATTTTCTGCAATATTCAGCCGCTTCATTTGCAATTGCCTTATCATCCAATGCCACCTCATTTTTCCAGGTGTGCAGTAATTTGATTATGAATTTATCCTCACCTAATTGCTGACCAGCGACCAGGGCTTATATATCCCCAAAAATGTGAGCATAAGTCATGACTAAGATTGATTTAGTAATGAATCATGATGATCAGGCTGGGATCGTTGCAGATAAATTGAAATCGGATTTTAGTCAGTCATTAGCAGGGGTGTTTGGCTCACCAACCCCTAGAATCCACACACCGCTCAATGATTTGCCATCACGCGGGTTTGAAATCATAGATTTTGCATCAATGTTGAAAGTCAATCTTATGCCCTGGCAAAAATTTGTGTTGGAGCACTCACACAAAATTAAACCTAATGGAAAATACGCAACGCCCCTGGTTTGCACCGTAGTTTCCAGGCAGTCAGGTAAATCCACAATGATGTTGCTGAGAATTTTATCGGGTTTATATTTATTTGATGAGCCATTGCAAATTGCATCAGCCCACAGATTAGTCACATCCCTGGAGCAATTTCGCACATTGGTTTCATTAATTGAAGGCAATGATGAATTAGCAAAAAAAGTAAAGCGCATCAAATGGTCACACGGTAATGAGGAAATAGAGGTGCAGGGCAAAAATGGAATTAATCGGTTTGCCATTAAAGCGGGTGGCAGCGCAGCCCGTGGCACATCACCAACAACCGTTCACCTGGATGAATTGCGTGAACAACATGATTTGGAATCGTTTGCCAGTTTGCGTTATGCATTAATTGCCGCGCAAAATCCAATGATCATGGCTTATTCATCAGCGGGTGATCAGCATTCAATTGTTTTAAATTCCATGCGTGATCGCGGGATTGCCGCTGCCGCAGGCGGAAATGATGATATTGCTTATTTTGAATGGTCAGCCCCAACAGATGACATTAATGACCCAACCAACATAATTGCTGCCGTGCCCGCCCTGGGCTGGACAATCCACCCTGACAATATCAGCCAATTATTAAATGATCCCCATGAAATTGTTATGACTGAGGTGTTGTCCAGGTGGGTGGCAACTATTACATCAGCCATTGGTGAAATTGAATGGCGGGCATGTATATCTGAGGATTTGGATTTAGACCCTGAGAAAATCACATGGATGGCGTTGGATCATTCACCTGACAGGCGGCATTGCGCCCTGGTCGCTGGTCAGCAATTAGGTGAGGATAAATTCATAATCAAATTACTGCACACCTGGAAAAATGAGGTGGCATTGGATGATAAGGCAATTGCAAATGAAGCGGCTGAATATTGCAGAAAATACCCAATTGAAAATTTATTGTTTAGCAGGCGAACCAGTGCAGCGGTGGCAGATCGGTTGCGCCCCGCTGGAATCCCAGTGTTGGAAGCGGATGGGTTTTATCCGCAAGCATGTGATGAATTAGTTTCAGCAATAAATTCAGGCAGGTTGCGCCATAAAAATCAGGAGCAATTGACACTGCAAATGTTATCCGCAGTTAAATTGCCCCGTGGTGATGGCGGATGGGTATTTGGTCGCAGGGCATCTCAGTCAGCAATTTGCGCAGCGGTGGCATCAGCCCTTGTCACACATTATGCGACACGCCCAAGCACAGATGTGGACATTCTTATTGGCTAGTGCTACGCAACTGAGAAAATGCGAGCATGGCGATATTAGACAGATTTAGAGTGCAGACAAAAAACGCTGCACATGCACCTGATGTGGCAGCAACTGACCTTGCGCCATTAATGAACATTAATTCACTTTATACATTTGTGAACACACCCATCACTGCAACTTATTCAGAATTTATCAGCATACCCGCGGCAGCCCGTGCAAAAAACATAATTGCATCAAGTATTGCAAGCATTCCAATAATTTTGCGTGATCGTTCAACTGGAATGCGATTGGATTCCCCATTGGTGTTTAATACACCCGACAGGCGTTTGCCTGGACAAGCCACATACGGCTGGACAGCCAGCGACATCTTGCTCTATGGGTTTGCGTATTGGCAAATTGTTGAATTGTATCAGGACACATTTCGCGTGCGATCAGTTCAAAGAATTGCACCCGAACGCGTAGGCATTGAAACAAATGCTGATGCAAACACAATCACTGGATACACAATTGATGGAACGCGCGCACCCGATTCAGGTGTTGGCAGTTTAGTAGTGTTTTATTCTCCAGGTGATGTTGGTGTGTTAAATCGGGCAGGGCGCACAATTCGCACGGGCGCGCAATTGGAAGCGGCTGCATTAAATTATGCCCGCGAGCCAATTCCATCAATGGTTTTAAAATCAAATGGATCAGCATTGCCCGCAGATCGCATTGCAAAATTACTGGAGCAATGGGGCGTTGCAAGGCGCACCCGAACCACCGCTTATTTAAATGCTGACATTAATTTGGAAAAAGTTGGATTCACACCTGAGGAATTAGGATTGAATTCTGCCAGGGAACACATTGCCACCGAAATTTCACGCGCTTGTGGAATCCCTGCATATTTTGTGGATGCTCCAACTGGTTCATCAATGACTTATTCAAATGCAACACTGGCGCGACAATCATTGTTGGATTTTAGTTTAATTCCAATTATGAATGCCATTGAGCAGCGTTTATCAATGCCCGATTTTTGCCCATCATCACAGGTGGCGCGTTATGATCTTGACATGTATTTGCGCGGTTCATCATTAGAGCGTGCGCAAGTCTATGAAATCTACAATCGCATTGGCGTGATGAACGCTGATGAAATTATGCAAAAGGAGGATATGGCACTATGAAACTGACAACACCAATGCAGATCACTGCGGCTGATTCAGAATCAAGAACAATCAGTGGGCGAATTGTTGCATTTAATGAACCAGCATCAGCGAGCACTGGCAAAGTAATTTTTGCAAAAGGCAGCATTCAACCAACTGAGGTGTTTTTGAATTTAGAACATGACAGAACCCGCAGGATTGGTAAAACTTTAAGCATGAATTTAAATTCAGATAAATCT